TCCATGTTACGTCTGCAGTCTCAAGCCATAGCCTTAAAGCATTAACTTCTTCATTGCATTTTTTGCATACAAACTTTCCTGGAAAAATCTTAAACTTTTCAGACATTTAGTATTTTATTCTTAATGGAGTCTTGTAGATCTAAATCTTCTCTAACCCTATTAACAAACCCTTCTCTTCCTTGTACCTTAGTACCGTCAGGTAATACATACCATGCTCCTGTGCGCTCAACAATACCCATCATTTCAGCCGTATCAACAAGATCACCAATGCTATCAATACCAACATTATCTCCCCTGAAATAAAAGTCATACTCGCCAGACTGAAAGCCAGGAGAAGTCTTAGAGAACTGTAATTCCCAACGAATTTTGCGACCAATCTTTTCTTCAATAAGTTTATCTCCAACATGAATCTTGCCCTTAATCGCTTGATTGTCTGACTCTGACGAAAATAACTTAATAACTGTTGAGGAATAAAACTTAGTAGCTTGACCACCAGTAGGCTGCTGGCTAGTATACATAGCACTAATATTATTGCGAGACTGGCTAATAAGCACAAGCATAGTAGGCTTAACTTTATTATTAGCGTAATTAAGCATCTTCCATGCATTGCTAAAGTCTCTAGACTCCGCACCAATTTGCTTGGTATTTTCAAGTTGCTTAAGTTCATCAGAATCCTTTTCAAAGTATATTGCTGGTAGCAATGACGTAATAGAGTCAATAACTATTATATCAACTCCAGCCTGCATTAGGTTTGTGCCAACATCAACCATTTCATTAATTGTACGACACTGAGAAACAATAAGCTTTGATGAGTCAACACCAAGGCTTTCAGCCCACTTCTTATCGTATGACATTTCAGCATCAATCCATGCACAAACCTTGCCTTCTTTCTGTGCTAGACCTATCATCTGAAGGCATAGAGAGGACTTTGCAGAGGACTTTGAGCCCCAAACCAGTACTTGTCGTCCATAAGGTAGTCCACCATTAAGAGCACGGTTTAAACCAAAGCTAGGTGTTGCTGCATATTCTGTTGCTGGAATAGTGTCTCCAGCCATTACGGTCTTTCTTAACTTTGGGCTAAGCTGAGCCAATACTTCTTCTACTGTTATCATTAAAATCTTACTCCATGTTTCTCTGGTCTAGTTTTATTAAAGTTAGTCTTTTCTTCCATTGCATAATCTAACGATATCTTAGTATACCCTGCTTCAACCATTCCTGCATAGAGATCTAGTGTACGAATCAAAATGTCTGCAACTTCCTTAGCAATTTCTTCTTCGCCTTTATCTTTGCGTACTGCTTCCATAACCTCAGTTACTTCAGATACGATCATCATACATTGCTTAGCAATAAAAATGTCATCAACATCTTCAGGCCAAAACCCTTTTTCTACTGCTACTTCATGTAATGCAATTGCTAAATCATCAAACATTTTCCACCTCATTCATTATAACTGTCCCATCCTTTGTCTTTCCAAAATCAAACTTATATATATTTCCTTCTTCAATCTTCATGTATGCTTTTGCAAACTGCATTGGAAATACGGTGACTGAATGCATTTCTCTGCCAGCATCTGCCAAGACTAAAGATGCCATCTTTTTACCAGCCTTAGTTACTCTTGGCTTAAAGGAGACCACAAAATGCTCACCCTCTTTATACGGTAGCATCTTATAGTTTAAAAACTTTACCAAAGAGCTTTTAGATGCCTTTATCTCATCAGCAGGTATTGCAGACACGATCCTATTATCACTTGCAAGAATGAGATAAGTACGACCAGTCTCAATAGACGGAGACTCTTCATCAAATATACCAACACTGCCAGTCTTGTCCAAAACTTCAACTCTTGACCATCCTGTTCCTCTTTTAATTGACTTAACCATTCCAAGCAATACAAATGATCCAGTCTCTTCATACTCCTCAATATCATTTATATACGCATAGTAATGTTGTGGAATAGAAGTATTAAACTCAGGAAGGTTTAGATACTCATATAGATTTTCTTTAACTTCCTGCGGATTTGCTGGATTATCTGGAAATGTAAGTGCTCCTACGCATCTCATTGCTTGTAGTGCACGACTATTAACTCCATTACCCTTGGTAAAAGTAAACTCTTCTACTTGCTTATATGATGTGAACGGACGGCCTGCGATATATCTTTCTGCAATTTTGTCAGAGATATATTTAATACCCGTAAGCCCAAATCTAATTCCCTTGCCTTCAATCTTAAAATCAATTTCCGAATCATTAAGATGCGGAAGTTTAACAGGGATACCCATACGTTTTGCTTCAATCAAATACTCCGTTCTTCCATCTTTGTCTTTTTCATTCTTCAATAGTGCAAACATAAATTCTAGTGGATAGTGGTACTTTAACCATGCTGTCCAATAAGATAGTGTTGAGTATGCTACTGCGTGAGACTTATTAAATGAGTACCCTGCGTGAGCCTCAAAGTCATGCCATAGGTCTAGCGCATCATTCGGCGAAAGGTATTGAGAAGCACCTTTAACAAATTGATCCTTGAAGACATCAAACTCTTTAGCATCTTTTTTCTTTCCAATGATCTTTCTAACTTTATCTGCTTCCGACATGGACATACCGCCAAGCTGTACGCATGCTTGCATAACTTGTTCCTGGTAAAGAATACAACCATATGTTTCCTCCGTAAATGATTTCATAACCTGATGCTTATAATCAATATTTTCACGACCATGCTTACGAGCAATATAAGACTTACCAATTGTATTCATAGCACCTGGACGAACTAGAGCATTTGAGGCTGCAAGCTCAGCAAGATTCTTTACACGCATCTTGACTAGAAGGTTTGTGTATGGTGCTGCTTCACATTGAAAGACACCCTTTGTATAGCCATCAGACAACATGGTATAAACATTTGCATCATCCATATCAATCTTTAGAAGGTCAATCTTTGTTCCTTCACGCTCTTTAATGATATCAATACAGTCTTTAAGAACACTGAGTGTCTTTAGCCCAAGAGCATCAATCTTAATTAAGCCAATGTTTTCTGCCTCACCCATATCTACTGCCACCACGGGAATACGTTCATCTTGTCCAGTTACTGAACGTGTTTCTAATGGAGCATATCTAAATATTGGGTCTTTGCTTGTTACAACTCCTGCTGCGTGGATTCCAGTACCACGAATTCTTCCACGAAGTTGATCTCCATAGCGCTCTACTTCTGGATACTTTTCTCTAAACCAATAAGTATTCTTTGAATTACAGAAGTCATCCCATGTATCAACAACCTTTAGTACCTTGTTTACATCAGGCAAAGGAATGTTTAGGCATCTTGCAACATCTCGCACCACACCCTTATCTTTAAACTGTAAGAATGTAGCAATAGAAGCAACATGGCGATACTGACGAACTAGATAATCTTTTACCTCATCACGACGAGTATCTTGAATATCTGAGTCAATATCAGGAAAGTCATTACGATCTGGATTAATAAAACGGAAAAACAAAAGACCATGCTTGATTGGATCAATGTCAGTAATTCCAAGTGCGTAACAAAGCAAAGAGCCTGCAGCAGATCCACGACCAGGACCTACCATAATGCCTTCGCTCTTTGCCCAGTTAAGCATGTTACGAACGACAAGAAAGTATGGTCCAAAGTTTTTCTGACCAATAATCTCTAACTCTTCATCAAGTCGTGATAAATACTCTTCGTTCTTTTCTAGCTTTCTTTCTTTTAATCCTTCAAGTGCAAGCTTCTTGAGCTCATCCATTGGCTTCTTATATTGAACTGGAAGCAAGTCTAGATGCTCTTTAATGTCATAGTCTTCTACTTTGTCTGCAATCTCCATAGTTGATGCAAACATGTCTTCACGATCAATTCCCTGCTTGAGCATTGCGTCTTTCATTTCTTCATATGAAAGCAAGTGGATATCAAACTTATTAAAACTCATCATGCGGTCTGCACCATATAAGTAGTCAAGGCGATCCATAAATGATTCGTGCTTCTTAGACTTATCATAGGTTACATCTTTTTGTAACTTAGCATGTGTGTTCAGAAGAAGCATTAGTTCTTGAACTTCTTTTTGACTTGTGTCTGAGTGATGGCAGTCTGGAGTTACAACAATCTTAACCTTAGCTGCATCAGCCAGATCAATAATTCCCTTGTTAACTTCAGGTGGGTTATGTGGCATTACTTCAATGTAGTAATCATCGCCAAACTCTTTTTTAAACCACTGAATATGCTTCTTTGCTGTTGCTAGTTCTCCTAGTTCAACAGCTTTTGCTATCCATCCACTTAAACATGCAGATGTAACAATAATTCCTTCTTTATACCTAGCAAGTGTTTCAAAATCAAATCTTGGCTTGCTAAAGAATCCTTCTGTCCATGCAATCTCATTGATCTTGTTTAAGTTTTCAAGACCAATTTGGTTCTTAGCGAGAAGGACTATATGATGATAGTTTTGGTCAAGAGGGTCTGTGCGATCTGCCTTCGCCCTCTTGTCTTCCATACTTGTCGTCATATAGCCTTCTACACCAAGTATTGGCTTAATTCCATTTGCTTTTGCAATACGGTGCAGTTCCCTATGCCCAGATAAAGTACCGTGGTCAGTAATGGCAATCGCTGTCATTCCTAACTCAACTGCACGGTTCACGTATTCTTCTGGAGTAGCAACACCATCCATTAAGGAATAGTGTGTATGGACATGTAAGCCAACGTAATTCATCTAATTACCAGTCAATATTTGATGATGAAGAAGATGAAGGAGTATCAAAGCCTAGATAAAAGGCTTCTTGTTCTGCATATGGAACTTTATTGAGAGCCTTCTCCAATGGATAAGGTTCAATTCCTGACCAATCAAATGGTGCAGAATCTGGAGAACTTGGAATAAGTGTATAGCTTGTCTCAGTTCCCTGACCATTACGCTTTACCTTCCAAGTAAGATTTGAAATGCTACCTGTCTCAAGTGCATATTCACGAATAGTATTAAATGCTGACTGCTTGCTAACACCCATGTTCCAAATTGCAACATATGGTGCTTCAATTCCATCGTCAACAAGAACGTTGCAGTAGAAGCGAAGACGAGCTCTCCAGCCAGCCTTTGGGTCCTTACGATGCATCTCTTCTGCCCAGTCACGTCCTTCTGATTCCATTGTATCTACAGCCTTACGCTTGTAGTCTTTTGGATTTGTGTGTTCTGATACTACTAGAGCCAGTCCACGATCTACATTGTAGTTGGCTGAGTCTTCATCAAGTTCCTCAATAAAGCGGATCTTAACTGCTTGTCCGTCAGCGATCTTAAACCAACGAACCTTAGTTCCAGTTCCTTCAAACTTTGGCTTATCTACTAGTGCGTTAATGTTTTTTAGTCCTTTTACAATTGCCATTTTTTATTTCTCCTTGTTTATTGTTTTTATTTTAGCATAGAAATGATTGAATTGTCAAACTGGAACTCCAGCTTTTTAATGTCATCATCTTCCATGTCTCCTATGTCTTTATATTTTTTGTCTAGGCTAATAACAGTTACAAGATGACCTAGTTTTTCAACTAACTTATCTTTCATAATGCTACCAGCTTCATCGTTATCTGCAATTAGTACAACATTGTTGAAGTACTTTTCTAATAGTCTGATCTGAGATACAGACACATTAGCACCCAGCGTTGCAACTGCTGGAAAACCTACTTGATCTAAGCGGATTGCATCAAATGATGATTCCACTACATATACTATACTAGAACTCTTGACTCTATGTAAGTTGAATAGCACCTTACTTTTTGGAAGTCCTGGAGTATTCTTAAAATCTTTACCCTCAATAGTTCTTGCAACAAATCCTATGCACATTCCGTCAGGAGAATGCACTGGTATAGTTACAGACCCCTGCTTTTCAGAATATCCTAAATCAAACTTAATAACAGAATCCTTGTTGATTCTACGACCATTAAAATAGTTCATTGCTTTTGGCGCATCAAGTGCTTGCTTGTTTAGTCTTTTAATAAGAAGCTCATCATATTGAACAAAATCAGGTGGTGCGTACAATGCTTTTCCAACTATCTCTTGAATGTCTGATTGCTGCTCTTTACTTTTAATATAGCGAACAGTTTCAAAATATGATCTGCTAGAAGTAAACATAATTAGCTCAACAATATTTTTTGTTGTTTGACATCCAAAGCAAAAGAACAAACCACTATCTTTAGCTACTTCTCCAGCTGGTGTTCTTGTATTGTTGTGGTATGGGCAATAGATAATAAAGTCATTGCCAAACTCAGCCTCAATATCTAAGCCTGCACCATTAAGAACACGACGTATCTGCTCTTCTGTATAGATCTCTTTACTTGCCATCTTCAAAATCCTTATAACGATAGTATCCCTTGTCAAAATCACACTGGACTAAGAAGTCTCCCATAAAACCATTACGATTCTTTCTAAAAGCACACTCAATAATATCGCTATTGCTAGCACGACCAAGTGCCATTACCCAGTCAGCATCGTATGCAATCTGTCTTGACCATGCTGTCTGTGCAAGGGTAGGTACAGTAGACATATCCTTGACATCATCAGGTGTAGCAGATGAGATAGCAATGATAGGAACTTCTTCGCTAATAGCCATAAGTTTAAGTTCACGAGAAAGATTCTTCATCTTTACCGTTTCATTATCAGCCTTCTGATTTGGACTCATCAATTGAAGATAGTCAACCACAACAAAGTCTGGCTTATACTGATCAAGCTTTCCACGAATTACTGATGGAGTTACCTCTCCTCCAGAATCATTAGATATGATATGGAAAGGTGGACGACCCTCAATCTTACTAGTATGCCACTTCTTCATCATGTCAAGTTCTACTTCACCATTTGATAGTTTTCTGTGTGACCAAAGACCTTCGCCCATAATTGTAAATACACGGTTACGAACTTCTGTCTCACTCATTTCAAGAGAAATAATTAGTGGTGTCTTTCCTTGCTTCCATGCCTGCACAGCAAAGTACAATGCCATCCATGACTTACCAATTCCAGGATAGGCAAGGAATACCCCAAGCTGTCCTGGCATAATTCCAGATGGTAGGTAGTTATCAAAACCTGGCAAGCCTGTTTTAATTCCACGCTGACCAAGAGCTTGCTGCTCTTTTACATTTTCAAAGTATGCAATAGCAGAATCAATATCTGTTGCATCAATATCACGAATAGAAGATGTGTTTTTCTTGAGTGCAGATGTTTTAGTAATTAACTCTTCAAGTGCCTGTGCACCCTGACCACTTTGAACTTCAGTTGCAGCAGACCTTAGTATGTCCTTCATACTATCATTAACATACTCAACCTTTAGCTCTTCAAGGTGATGCTTTGTTGCACCAACATCCTTAACAATCTCAAAGTCTCTAAACTTTTCTACCACAAGAGATGAAGGTGGGACTGTTCCATTGTTTTCAGCATACAGACGAATGAAGTTCCATACATCGTTATGTGTTCTTAGCAGTGTCTCTACATTGGCTTGCAGTAGTACATGGAGTTGTTTATCTTGCAATACCGCTGAAATTACTTTAGCCTCAGTATTATTCATTTAGCCACTCCCTTGCTTTAGCCCTGCGTTGTTGTCTCTCTTTTATATCTTGTTCTACATCTAGTTTACCATTAAGAATTTTTTCTGCATTATATGCAAAGTAATTCCAGGTCGGATCTTGTGCAACAGAAAAGTAATACTCAAGCAAGTCATAGCATTGAGAAATACCGTATGACTCAATAAGCCCGTCTGATGCCCACTGCTCAACATTTAGATTTAAAGATGGCTTTTGCTCATATCTTGCTGTATGCAATTTTGAGTATCTACTAAGCAAAGCCATTCGGTCTTTGCGCTCAGCCATTACTCTGAGATTTCAGACTTTGCTTCTTGAATCTTCTCAGTTAGCTTATCTTCTACAAACTTATAAACACGCTCAAAAGCTTCGTTTGTAGTCTCTCCATCACGCTTGCTATCTACCACACCAAGATCAAGTCTTAGTGACTGAAAGTTACCCAGATTAAGTGTGTAACCCAATGTTACGTTTACCTTTGTTGAATCGTTTTCCATTATCCACCCATTTCATTTTAAATGGACTCATTCCAAACTGGAATAAATCGTCCATCTTCTGTCTTCGTATATGTAAGTATACCGTCTCCCATTCGCCTTGTCAATTCTTGGCTAGTTGGAGTCATGTTGTTTGTTATTAATTTGTCTTTTCTTGGTTGTCCAATATGTATACTTGCAAGTATAGCACGTATCTCTTTTACATGTGATTCAGAGTAATAAGATCTAATTGTAAAACCTCTTTCACCATTAAGCTTTGCACCTATTGGTGGAGGAATAACTCCTCGTTTAATTAAACTTGGCATATACTTCCTATGCCTATTGACAAGCTTAGCAGTCTCTGCTACACTATATGCTCTTTCTCTATTCTTTTTAAAGTCAGAAAGCAAGCATGTCTCTAAACGATCTTTAGTTATATTGTAAAACGTAACCATTCCAGTTTTGGCTCTGGATTTTTCCTTTTGAAGTATCCATTGTCCCTCTTTTGTTGCTCCTACTGGGTGATAAAACTTTCTATTACCACATATAAGACAAGATGTTTCTATATGGTCAGTACTCGTATATTGTCTATCAACGAATACACGACCATGACACTTGCTGCACTTTAACATTAATTAGTTAGTCTTCTTTTTCCTCAGCAAGCAACGTGATGTCTGCTCTAAGAATAGCCATCTGCGTCTCATAGTGAGTCACAAGCTCGCCTATTCTTTGCTGTAATGCAGTTATTACCAGATCATGCTTTGTAGTCATTGTTTCCCCTTTTTATCCCTCAATAATTATATCACACAGTTACTCATAAACACGTTTTTGATGATCTAAATATGTAGACCCATCTGTATGCGTTCCACTAAAATATCTTCTTCCAGACATATGATTTTTTTCTTTATCTACTGTGTTTCTTTCTGTGCTTAGATTGGAAGATTCATTAATATCATTCATTACTGTTTCTCTATCAAAATGATCAAGTGCTGACTCAACCTTAAACTTATCAACAAAATACCTTTGAATTGGTATGAATGCACCTATTGGATCACCTTTTCTTACTTCAATCTTTATGTTTGGCACAGTGACTTTAAAATTAAAAGTAAAATCTCTTCTAATGTTGTCACACTCAATAATACCAGTTAAAGCAAAGCATCCAGGAATAAAGTGGTTTGGAGGTTGAATAGTCATAATATTTATTCCCACTGGAGTTTTTAAAGCAAACATGTTTTGTATAGTAATTATACCATCACCAAAACCAGTTTTTATAATCTGCTTATGACTATTATCTTCATTTAAAAATGTAATCTCCGCATTACCTCGTGACCCATCCCAAACAATATCAAAATCACGGACTGACTTTATAATAAATCCATACTGATTACCAACTGTTAATGGGAGGCAATAGTATGCATGGGGATTCATCCATTCACGTTTTACACTACCTGCAAGTGACTCAATTATTTCATCAAAATATGTCAAAGAATCAATATGATGAGGTATTACTAAAATTTTATTATCTGGAACTTCGTATCCTGGATCATTAATATAGTTAGTAGACAATAGACTTCTCCTTAAACATTAGTTTCTAATTGCTAGATTTATACATGCTCTTGGAGCTTTAAATGTTTCAATTTCATGTTCCAGAAACTTTGGAATAAACAGGAAATCCCCAGCCTTGACATAATATTCATTTTCAAGGTTGTGTCCAGTTCTCCAAATCATTTCTCCTTGAGCAACCCACTGAAATTGATCTACTAAGTCGTAATGATGTTTTCCTACTACACCCTTGTTTTTCATAAATGTCACTAAACCAAAATTGTTAGTATATATATCTTTTGGATAGACTGATAGTCCCCATTCGGTTATTGGCTTTAGCTCTGGAATAATTTCCATGTATGGGTCAGATGGATCATTTAGCTGAAATGCCAAGCGTGACCAAAATCTGCATTTTAACTTAAAGCTTAAATATTCTTCTTCTAAATTGTTTGTATCTAAGTAAGATCTATCTGGGTATTTTTCTAGATCTTCCTCTACATATCCAGCAATAACTTTTAAAAGTGTGTCCCATGATGGGAGATTTGGAAATGCATTTTTAAATATATGAATTCTGTTTTTTTGTCTTGCTTGCTCTATTAAAGATAAATCTATTGTCATATTTACTCCTTTGCTCCTTTAGTATATCATATACATATTTCATTGTCATATTCTTGCTGCCATAGGAAAATATCATTTAGGTCATTAAGCATTGGCTGGCCTTTTATATTTATTTACAGCCTGAACTTTTGAAGTTTCATTAATAGCTAAAATTATCATCAATAGATGTAGTCTTTCTTTTTTTTGTTTTTCTTAAAAATAGCCCTAATAAGTCTTTCAAAAAAATATTTTAATATCACAATAACAACTCTCTATAAAACGAATCAGCAATATGTTTATGCATATGAGAATTAAAATGTCCGATATATTTATCGTTATGGTCTTCGGCATAATAATATCTATCTTCCCAAGATTTCTTATATTCCTGATGACATTCTGGATCATCTATGGTGCTTTTTTCTAAATACCTATATCTTTTAAAATTATCTATATCAGTTTCTATAAAATTTAAAAAGGAGCTTTTATTGCTACTTTTTATTTTTTTAATTATATCAACAGAGTCTCTATTCCAAATAGAGTATTTTAGGTTAATTCCAGCGGCTAGGCAGTACATTTCTAAGTTTAATATAGAGTGAAGATTTATATACATTACTGACTCGTTTGGCAGAACATCAGAAACTTTATGTGGAGCTTTTGAGAACTTTGGTCTATTAGAAATTAAATCTGATCCAGATGCAACTGAGTAGCAGAAGTTAAAGCCAAAGCCGTTTTCATTTTCTAATATTTTATTGACATTTGGTAAATGTATTCTTGATATATCTGGAAATAAAATAAAAATATTTTTTGGATTTCCAAACAATTTTATATAAGCAAATATATTTTGAACTATTGTATTTACTGCTCCCCCAACCATTGATATGTTTTGATATTCTACATCTAGGCTTTTGCATAAAACATTTGCCCAGACTTCTTCTTGGGGAATGCCTAATCCAAAAGTATGTGAGCAGCCAGATACAAGTGTATTGCAGTTGGACGTTAATTCACTTGACCTATATCCAAGAGTATTATAAGAATAATGAATTTTTGGACTAGCTATAAAAGGCTTGCTTTCTCTTATTGTTTCAAAACCATACCTTGTTTTAAATCCGAAAGTTAAAAGGTTGTCAGAACCAAAAAATACTAAATCAGATTCTATTAGCCCATCTAATATCATATCTCTACTGGATCATCATTCCTATGAGCTACGCAATGCTGATACCCCTCTGTTCTGTGATAATCTGGATTATACTCTGTAAACTTAGAATCCATTCCGCTTGCCAAACAAAATTCTACTACCTTTTCTTTTGAAATATCCCCATACTTTCCTGTCAGCCTTCCAGAAAGAAGCATGTTTAACTTTATCATAGATTTATCTGAATTTTCCCAATATGCTTTTTTGTTCTTGTCCATCCATGGTCTATGAGTCATATATCTAGGTTTTTCTTCTCCTGGATACTTCTTAACTGTATTGTGCCAATATAATATTTTAGATGTAGCATAAAATCTCCATCCTCTGCACCATGCCTGAACTGTAACATAAGGCTCTTCTCCATTAAAATTCATTTCTGGATCTAAGGGAACTTCTTTGACAAAATCTTTACTGGCAAAACACCAAGTAAAGTGAACCCAATATCCCTCGTGAACATCGTCATCTTTTGGTGGATGTGATGAGCTAGGAAACCAAAATCCAGGAGTAAAGCCTGGAGATATTTGGCTATGATATAAATTTTCTTCTAAATTTAATTGTGTATTGTGCAGCCTCACAGAGCCATCTTCTGATATTTCATAATCTGGACCACAATATGTAAGTACTGGCTTTTCTGACTTTAGCAATGCTTTATTATATTCATCTAAACATATAGTATCCCAGTTTTCAGTAAAAATTGTATGACCACATATGTATAGGATATAGTCATAGTCAAACCCTACTTCTGTAGTTAAATTTCTTGCCCATAAAATTCCTCTATATTCGGAAAGATCAAACTTTCTATAGATAATTTGATTTTCTGGAATAAAGCTTAGATCAGAATAATTTTCTTTATTATCCTCTTCAACTATAGAAAAATATATGTTTTCTTTATTGCTGGCATTGTTGTATGCACTCAAAACTGTTTCTTTTAAATTTTTTTCTCTATAAGCAATTATTGATATCATTATTTTTGACATTTACACACCTCCCAGTGGCGCCATTCCAGTATTGTCTACTCTATTATAAGAGTAGCCTTTAGATCTATAGTCATTTCTTACTGTTTCAACATAATCTGAACCTTCTGTGAAATACCAATGAGTTGGTTCTACGTAGTGAAAAAATGCTAATCCTATTTTTATATTATCT